ACTATGGTTTGATTATCAATCAACCGCAATACTTCGGCGTTCAGTTCGCCGTATTTTTCAATTAGGCTTTGGACGCCTTCCATGCTATAGGTGTTTTGCTGTTGCTGGACTTTATCAACGCTAGCCCAAACATCACTCATCGCATCTTCAAACGACCTAGCCTTTTCTTCCCCCGTCGTAAAATAATTAACCAAAGCAGCACCACCCGCAATAACCCCAATAGTCACAAGGTTAATCGGGTTCAACAGTGACATAAACGCGCCTTTAAGGACGGAACCAATTGCCCCGACCTTACCGCCCATTTGCCCCCATACTTGGTTTAGCTGGGTGCCTTGCTGCAATGCCAACGTGAGCGGGTTTTGACCGCTTGCCATCATAACGCCAATATCGTTCAACTGCGCGAACACGTTAGCAGTGTGCATCCCGTAGTTTTTCATGGAATTGCCAGCCGCATCTACCCGATCTGGTGCGAGCGACATTGCAAGTCGTGTCCTTGCCGCAGCAGCTTCATTAGCGGTAATAGCGCCCTTGCGCTCCGCAACCGCAATACCTTCTAATGCAGCCTCATACTTCTTTGACGCCGCAAACAAAGGGTTATACTTTGCGCGCAGATTGTCCATTTCTTGCGCATAATGTTCAACATCTTTCGCGCGATCACGCGCACCAGTGCTTGACTTGAACATAGCATCAATACCAGCCGCAGACCTCGTAAACCGCCCCGTAGCAGTCTCAGCTTTAAGCGCGCTACCAGCAAGACCGATCAGAGCCTTATCAACCTTAGCAACGCCCGTTTCTGTTGCAGATACGTTAAGAGCCGCTACATCAGTCATTCACCACGCCTCTTTTTCTCGATAGCCTCAACAGTCTTACCCATTTCAACCCGGTAAGCCCGATCCATTGCTAATAGTGTATCACATTCATCGCGGCTTGGGTATTTATCGGGCAACCAATCGAATATCTTATCAGGTGTTAATGGCTTGTCATATTCACCAACATATGAACGCAAAATCCAAAACCAATTGACTAAATACCAATACGTATCGTCAACATGGTTGCTAGGTATTCTATGTGCAGCGCCTGCTAAGGTGTAGCGCTCACGCAATGACATCCCATTAGGCGCGTTACCCATTGGAATGCCATCAAGTATATCGAATTTAGCGTGAACGGTTACGTGATTAACGCATTGCCGCGTTATTTCCGCGTAAAATTTGCAATGTTCGCCGCCCCACCATAAAGCAGATCAACGATCCATTGGCTGTTCTCATGGTCAACAACGGCGGCGATATTTTCAGGAGTAAACTCAGGGTCTTTACCTAGATCGCCAAAAGAATTGCCGTTCCATTCCCATCGCGTAATTGACGCGATAATCTTTGAACGCTCGATAGTTTCCGCAGCGTCAAGCATATCACCACTGACTTTATCAGCGCCGCTATTCAGTTTTGCAGCCATCAATTCATTACGGCCAACACGTTCAATCTTTTGAATACTCTTGGACTGCAATGATTTAACGTAAAACACTACACCCTTATCACCACCACTAGGTGCAACGATAGTAACAGGAAATTCAGCGTCGTAAACAACGCGATTAGACAAATCAGACATATTAATCCCTCCAAGGATTAGTTGGGGGTTATTAGCCCCCGTTTAGCTTAAACTACGTCGCGCACTGGAATCTGGTTGAACGCCATGACATACTTAGCATTAATCACATCATCTGCGCCGCCGCCTTCATCGCCATACGACAGCACAACGCCGCGAGTATAGATGATTTCATCGGTTTCAGTGCCAGTCGTCAAAGTCGTATTTCGCACAAACTTGAACGCACGGGATGCACGGGCATTAGCCATGCCCTCAAGAATAACCTGCCCCGGATCATCGGTAATGTTACCGCATACCAGATCGCCACCGTTCACCTTAGCGGAACCCGACTTGGTTTGCGTAGTTGCTGGCGAAATGTAGGTCTGTTCAACCGCAGCGAACGTAACGCCTAGCCCCGGTTGCGAAACGATTGGTTTAATTTCAGTCCAAGTCAGTGCCTCAAACGCGGCAAGCAGCAGATCGCCGCCTTGGATAGTGCTGGAAACGAAAGCCTGACCGCCCGCATATGCGTCATGTGCCATGTGTTAGCCTTTGTATATGGCCCGCAATGGGGCGTGAAAATAACTGTTGACAGTATAGCGCGGGCGGTGTATTGATGCAAAATAGGCATGAAACATGGGAGTGCGGATTATGGGATTTAAAGTAGGCGATAAGGTGCGGATTACGGCCAATCATAGCAGCCATAAATTTACCACAGGGCAGGAAGTTACGTTAGTTAAAGAGTTCAAAATTCATTGGGTAGCTAGGTCTGTTCAGCCTGAAAATGCTACTTGGTATATTAATGAAAGTGAGTTTGAACTCATCGAAAACCACGAACCTACCCCAGTCGGCAAAACCCTACAAGAATTAAACGTGCAAGCGGGGGATGTGGTTAGTGCGACTGACGCGGTTTTTTCACGACATGGAAATTTCACTTGCACTGGTATTGTAGAAATTGGCGACTATCTAGGCTACAGGTATATGAATTCAAAAGTTTATCCTAAAGGGCTTTTCGGCCCAGAGAATGGACTGTGGAAGATCATTTCCCGCGCCACCATCGCCGAACCATCCCCACCGCGCAAAATGCACCCCGATGATTTTGTAAGCGCGGTGAATGATTTTGCGCGGGATAATGGGTTTGGGGTGAGTAAAATTGAGTTTCGTGGATGTACTTTCAATGACACTTGTTTGCCATTTCATCAATACTCTGTCGATTAACCCACGGCCCGCCAACTAACTGAAACTGGTAATCGCATAAACCCGACGTCACGATACGATACAGTGACAGCGGGTGTTTTCGTAATCCTAACCAAACCGCCAAGCAATAAATCCTTGGTAAACCATGCGCGGATATTACCAGCAACGCCAAGCACCTGCGAATGTGTCCAACTAAGCGGCGTCATAATGTCAAGCATAAAATCGCCCGTGTAAACATCATCCGCATCCGACCCAATATAAACCCGATCATTGCCGAATTTAACGTCCGTTACTAGAATAAACGGCACAGTTACATCGGGCGGATAAACCTGCCCCGGATACACAACTGCAATACCACCCGGCATAGCTGCAATCCTAGCCCGCAACGCCTCATAGATTTTAGCGTCAATTTGATCAATCATGATTTATTCCTAACTCTAGTTGCAGCCGCCCGCATGATCGAAACGAATTGTTTTGACGTGCGCGCAATCCAATATTTTCCGGCATGACTGTAATAACGCCCCAAGCTATCAACGCCAGTGAACCCGTATTCTTGCCGCCTAGCGTATGGCGCACGATAACTAATAACAACCCTATCACCTTCGCCCGCGCTATCAATCACGGCGTTACTAGCGGCTAGATTATACGCGCTTCCATATTCTTTATACGGCCCCGCCATAACAGCCCCCGCAAGGCTAGTCTGCTGCGACGCCCGCAGGTTTCCCGACAAGATAGGCGCATTAGCCTGTAGTGCCGCCGCAAAGTCCTTTAGCCCCTCGTGATACGCCTCTTGACGCTTGACCTGTGATTTCTTCACAAACGCATTGACTGAATTACTAAACCCGCGAGTTGACCCGACTGTGCCATTCACGCGCGCCATGATAACACCCCCGCGCGGTCAATCGAATAATCAGCAACACATTGGCAGTTTATGATATGCTCAGCACCCGCGCCATAAGTAGTATCGTGAGGCGTGATCATATCCGTGCCGTCATTTAACACAAACGGCAACGTTAACCCACGCACTTGCCGACCGTTCATTGCAATATGTGACGGTCTATCCTTAACGCCGCGCCCCGTATGGTTCCACGTGCGAATAACAAATTGTTCAGGTATACCTGTTTTTTCTAGTGCCTGTTTCCAAGCCTCATACTTGCCTTCTTCAATCGCACGACTAGCCTCAGTCCGTGCAATTGTCAAGCCCCTAGACTTCAACAGCTTGTCAGAATACTGCGACGCGATACGATCAATCTGCGCCATAGTTAGTGGCTTACCGTCGCGCACTGACGCCTTGATTAACTTATCAAACCGCCGATCTCGTTTGGTATAATCCAACGCCCGTTTAGGATCGGTTGCCAGTGCCGCGCGCATGTTATTAACCCAAACTCGCTGTTGATCTGAAATACCGATAACACCGCCAACACGCTTACCGTCTTGCAAACGCCCGATTAAATCGGTCGCAATACGATCACGACTACGCCCCAAAGCGTAACCATCCGCAATCGTATTCCGAACGTTTGAAATAGCCTCATTCGTGATATTCGTTATTTTAGTGCCGATAACATTGCGCGCATATGTTTCAACACGCGGCGATAGAGTATTAAACCGAACAACTACACGTTGTCCGTTTTGATATTTAAACCGCAGCCCATCCGCAGTATCAATACCAGATTGCCCATAAATCCTTAGCAATTCCGCGCGATAATCGTTAAAAGCCGCATCCTCAATATTCAGGACACTAATAACCGCATCAGGGCCTATTGATAAGGCCCTTGTTATTTCAGCAAGACGCGCCGAGTTTGTTATATTCGACACGCCTTTTAGAAATGCTGCGGATAGCGTTGTCATTTATCTAACGGGCCAACCTGTTTTTTTGTGGATAGATCTTGCCAGATCAAGCCGATCATTAGAATGCTATCGGGCCGGATGTGAAGAGAAGCACATTCGCCGCCGTAAAGTTGGCGTGATCTACGTTCCTAAACGTCAATCCAGCCCCATACTCAACGAGTGTCATTTTCCCATCAACACCCATCCGAAGCATAAGTTGCGTCCGCCCGCCCGTAAACGTGATCCCCTGCGAAAATACTGGAAGTTCGGTGATTTGCCGGATCGTTGCGGGGAAGCCCGCAGTTGAAAGGCTCAAGGTTCCAGTGCCTGTTCCTATAGTGGGGGTGAAGTCAAGCCTGAATTGGATGTAGCCAAACTTGTTCGCCCCCGCAGCCTCTGTTACCTTCCACTCCGCAGCTCGAACACCGTAGACAAATGAAGACGTGCCGGGGGTTGCGAACGCCGCAGTAATATTCCCGGCCATG